TTGTGCCACTACTACCAAGTCTGGCAACTGGGACTGTGCCAGAAGAAAGATTAGAAGCATTTAAATTCGTTAGATTCGTGCCAGATACTGCTGGTAATGTGGATGGAAATCTTGCATTGGGGATAGTGCCAGAAGAAAGATTAGAAGCATTTAAACTACTTAGTGATGCTCCAGACCCACTAAAAGTACCAGCAGTCAGTGTATTAGTGCTTGGATTATAAGTTAAGTTTGTATCAACACGAAGATTATCTTCACCAGAAGTAACAGAACTGAATGTCAGATTGCGTGATGCGTTTGTATTTTCTGATGTAATGGAAACTGAAGTAGCAGAACCTACAGAAGCAGTGTCAGCGTTAATCCACTGAACAGAATTGGACCCTGTTGCAGATAATAGTTGACCACTAAGTCCAGCATTGTTATTAGTATCACGAAGAGCACCAGTAAGGTCTAATCTATTTGCATTGATAGAGTTAATACCTACATTACCATTACCATCTCTAAACATGATGGTATTAGTGCCACTTGCTGCTGTTGCATTACTTGTTACTGTGAATGTAATTGCACCTGTGCCATTGTAGGCAGCACTTCCAGAAAGACCACTGCCACTAACTCCCATCGAAAGATTTGGGAATGTGCTGCCAAGAGCAACACCAGAGATTGTATTGTTTACTAATGCGTTATTTGGAATGTTGGTAAATGTATTACTGCTACCACTCATTGACTTATTAGTCAATGTTTCTGACCCAGCAAGAGATGCAAAGTCTGCACCATCGAGAGCAGTATTAAATTCTGACAATGTGCCAGTCAGAGTATTGTCAGTCAGGTCAAAGGTCTTGTTAGTGAATGTTGCAGTTGCATCCTTGACGAATAAATTCGCTGCTCTCTGTGTGACAAGGAAGTCGTCAGATGGACTAGCACCACCTAAATTAGTATCATTGTCTACACCAGTGATTGTAAGGTTTGTATTGCCTGATGTGAATGTAATCCTATCAATCTGAGCAATGGGTAGTGGAGTAATAAACTGAACTTCACCTGTTGTATTTCTGAGGACAACAAACTTACCTACCTTAAAGTCACCTACCTCATTAGTACCTGAAGTATAAACCTGACCAAAGTTTTCTTCTACCTGCTCGTTTGTTTCTCTGGTAGTGCCACCATTCTTAGGTAGAGCATTATAATCTGTGCCAGCACCAGCATACTCCCAAGTGTGAGAAGATGAGTTGACAACGGATGGTCTAGCTTGCCTTACACTTAAATCTGTAAAGTCTGCATACTCATCATAGGTAGCATTGAAATGTTGGTCTAGTCGTGGTGAGATAGCAACATCATATGCCGTTCTACTTTCACTATCATAAGTGATTGTCTTCTTATCAGATACCTTCCTGATTTGAAATTCTGTGCTAGAGTGTGTGAAGTTTGTTTCACCAGTACCATAACCAAATCTCAGAAGATTATTGACTTTTGGTTTGGCAAGACCATCACCACTACCATCATCAACAATACTAACAATAGATTGTGATGCTGGGACTGAAGATGCTGCACCAGCAACTGTAATGAAACTTGTGCTACCTACACCAACAGCACTAGCACATGAGAATGTGACAATACCAACATCCTGAGAATACGTTTTAGGTATTGATGAGAATCCTACTGCTCTTAGTGCATTGATACCAAAGTTTGTTGCAGAGTTTGTGACTGATGCGTATCCACCATTCTCACAGAGAATGTTATCAGTATTAAAGATACCAAAGACGTTAACAATCTGTGCATAGGCAGAATTGTCAATATGAATACCAATACCAGGAGTAATGATCGACAGCAGTGCAAAAACCATTGACTCAAGGTTTCCGCCTGTTGTATCTCCACTGGAGATTGAGTCTACTGCATTTCCATCAACATAAGCAAGACAACCTCTTGGTGTCTGACTTACACCCTTTGTCCATACATCGGCAACAAGAGAGTATGCGTTTGTGCCGCGACCTCTGGTGGAAATGACAGAGCAGTTTAAAACATATGGTGACTGATTAAGAACCAGTTTTCCATTTGTGTCATCAAAAACCACACCATACCTAAAGGTAAAATTACCAACATCATTGTCTTTGAAGACAAGATTCATCAACATTGCACCTTCATTGACCTTGAAGAAATCTACATCTGCAATTCCAGGTCTAATGATAACAGTCCTTAATGTATCGCCAACAACCGCACAGAATCTTGGAAGTACAATCGGAATCTGCTCAGTATATTCGCCAGAAGAGACATAGATTGTTTTCTTATCAGTTGCTGCAAAATTATTTCTAGCAATCTCAGCGGCTTTATTGATAGTCCTAACTGGGTCATCGGCACTAAGACCACCATTTGTATCTTTACCGCCAATAGATACAAAAATTCTATTCTTACTGGTTGCTAAGATACCTTCTGATATTGCATTAATACCAGGTACAGTATCAGTTGCCGTTATCTTACCACCAACATTAATGTTTTTGAAGAATTTAGAATCTTCGTTAAACCAACTCTCTTGACTGTTTACGGTTACTGCCATTTTTCTTACCTAGACAAAGAGACCTAATGTACCAGCAATAACATCAAGACCAATACCGCCAATAGTAATTCCGTCGAATACTCTGGCAATAAATTGTTCTTTAAGTGGAATTATATTACCAGACATTCCTTTTACATCAGCACCATTCACATTCAAGTTTAGTTTATGTGCTTTGACATTAAGCTCGTTTGCTACCTTAATGTCCATATCACCAGTAGACTCAATGGTAACATTAGCACCCATCACTTTCACCGTGCCATTTCTATCAGCAGTGATAGTGACATTACCGCGTCTACTGTGAATGAGAATATCTTCACCCTTATTAGTACCCTTCTCACCAGCAATCATTTCAATAGAAACATCACTGTTTATTTTCAGTTTACCAGACTTGTCTAGACCAATAGAAGTCTTCTTATGGTCATCAGTGACACCATACAAACGATAGACATCTTCTCCACCAATACCCATTTGAGGATTATTGATGTCGATTCTAAAGTTGGGTCCATAAGATTCTACAAATCTAGAAAACCAATCTTGTTTTTCAGCGGGTCTTTCTGCCATTAGGTTATACAGTCAATAACTTGTTGGACCTCACCCTGGAACTCTCTTCTTGGTCCCAGATTTGCTGATAATAATGCTCCAGATCCTGTAGCAGTTTTAACTGAAATTACAGGAATATCAGTTATATCTTTGCTATTTATTGGAGTGACCTTAACGATAGACCCAAGGAATACTTCTGCTTTGTATTCGTTACCAAGGTTGTCAGTGATGATGTCATCTTCTTCATAACCAGACCCTGGGTCGATGATGGATACACTATCAACAATGTAAGGAATTTCCTCATCAACTGAATAGTTTTCACCTTCAGATACAACATAGATTGTATCAATCTTACCGTTTTTGATAGTTGCTCTTGCTACACAACCATATCCTTGACCACATTCATCAACGACTTCAACGAATGGTGGGAATGTATAGTTGTTTCCAGGGTTGGTGACTTGGACGCTGATAACACTACCAGTCTTGTTATTACCTTCACCAGTTATAAGACCCATGAGTGCTGTTGCTGCACCACCTTCTCCTCCACCACCGAAGATATTAATTTTTGGTGGACCGCAAAGTGTAGGAATACCAGCAAAGCAAGAATCAACATCACCAAGGAATTCAGATGCTGGGTCACTAATAGTGTCACTGAATACACTATACGCACCCACAATATCTTGGACGCCATCTAGTGGGAATCCAGATACTTGTGCTGCTACAGAAGCTGCCTTTGCTACATTTGAGTTTTTGACAATTCCTTCAAGGTCTGGCTCATCCTGTTTTACAGGACCATAACCAAGCATATACTTACATGCACCATACTTATCTTTCTGTGATGGTTTAGCACAACTACGAAGACCGATGAGTCCAAGTAGTGCATCAATACCATTTCTCATCAGATTCTCAAGACTGAAGTTCTCGAAGAATTGGAGTATCTTAGAGATACCATTGAGTGCTGGTAACAATCCTTCTGTTACGAATCCAACTATACCATTGAGCACTGCTCCAACTGTCTGGTCAGCGACACAATCAGCGAAGTTTAAAACATTATCAGCAACAGACTTCAGAATATCCTTGATTGGCGATAGCAGTTTCTCTACTACCTGATTGACAATACACTCAAGAAGGTCATGTAATACTTTGACAGGTTTGACCATTGACAACTGTGCTGCTTCGCCTGCAAGGGCAGCAGCAAAGAAGTTACCAGTAGCAGCAAGAACCTTACTGAATACTGACATGTAGAGCATGTCCAGACCTTTTGACAATATAGGTATCAGTCTTTCAAAAGTTGATGATACCATTCCAGCAACAAGACCTGCTGCCATCTTCTGGATTTGCTCTGCTCTAGTGTCAATCTCTTGCTTAATCCAATCTCTATAATATTCAGTCTTCTCATCAAACATTGCTTTCGCATTTTGAAGAAAATCAATGAATCCTTGAATGGCATTCTTTATCTTATTGATTGTGCCTTTAGAGCCTTTGTTTTCTTCACCATCCTCACCACAAGGTAGAGGAATCTTTATACCGTCAGTGCTAGTATATGTTGATTTATTGTCTGATGATGATACTGCTTTTGGTGGAAGATTGCGTGGGGATGGTTGAGAGTCTGCTGTTGGTTGATTAGTCTCATTGTTTTTAATTACATAATCAGGTGCTTTTTTGAAACTCTCACCATATCCAGAGAATACACCAAATGGTGATGCACTATCACCTCTATCTGCTTTGTATGTTGTATTACCAAATGACCCCATGATGACAGGCACTTGACCATCATCACCATCAAGGAAGAAACCAACTACAACATCACCTTGCTGAAACTTGATAGACTTAGAAACACCTGCACTACCAGTACCAACTCCAGGTGGCAGCATTACCAGTGCCCAGGGAAGATTCTCATCACTCAACTGTGCTGTGCTGTATGGGTGATAACCCATGATGCGAACTTTATATCTGTTACCCCATCCAGCTTCTTTGGTGTTGTTAATCCAGGAGCCTTCAGTTGCGATTTGTCCTACCCACCAGACAAATCCGTCTTTACCAATGAAATTATTTTTTAAAAGAAAATCTTCCATATCTTAGGCGTTACCGAATTCTCCGTAAGTATCTCTTATCAACTTCATAGAAGTGAGGGATTGCGTCCCATCAAAACTATGACACAGTTCCTTAATCATATATAGACCACTTTGCTCACGGTCATATTCTTTAGTCGCAGAAACTCTTGGGAAGTTACACTTAATGACATCACCAACTTCAAGGTTTGTATTGACAGGAATTGTCATGGACAACTGTTGCATAAACAGTAAGTTGTATCTCATGAGTGCTTGTCTTTGATACAGAAGACCAGACCCATTCGGGAATATTGACCCAGCACCAGTATCAACAGTGCCAATGTTAGCAACGGATGCAATGATTCTGCTTGGCATATCTGCAAGAGTGATACCAGAATCATTCACAACTTTTGGAATCTCTGCATCAGTGCCAAGATTCTTTGTCTTGTTAGTGTAGTCATTCAGATTAAACTTACCATTCTGTGGAAGTGTGAATTCTCCAGTGGCAGGATTAAACTCAGCAAAGAAACTAGAATATGTGCCAAGTCTCAGTTTCTTCAGAAGGTCATTGTTTCTTTCAATAGAGTAGTTAAGTATCTTGAAGTCATCGTTTTCTAGTGGACTCTTTGGTGCTTCGTAGTAAGTATATGTTGACTTTGGACTATTGACACCAGCAGAAATCAGATTATCAACTGACTTAAACTTGAATCCACTCTTTGTCTGGTAGAAGAAGAATCCTGCAAGTCCATCAACAGGAACTGCCTTTGATGCTAACCACACCAGAAGATTAAAAGGTCTCTTCAGATTACCATAGAATCCATACTGATTCTGAGTTGTATCTGCATCAATATCAGTCTTTAGATAATCTTCTCCAATCTTGACTACTGAATCACTAATTCTAGAATCCCGTGGAAATTTTTCATGAATTCTTGTCGTCTCATTCGTGATTGCCTCCCTAGAAACCAAATCTAGAGCAAACAATTCTCTCTGTCCTTCACGAATGATATTGTTTACACTAGAAACATAGAAGTAATCTTCTGCTTTGGAAGCAAAATCTAGTAGAGGATTGTCCCCATTTGGTTTCACTTTGATTGATAGTCTTTCACCACCTCTGATAGGGAGACCACTGTAGATTGATTCATACTTATCATCACTACCAGGGACTGCTCCACCAGTGTTTACCACAATCATCTTTGCAGTAATCGTTGGCGAAAACAAATCCTCATAATATCTAAACGCAACAACACCCAACCTTAGGTCTACTGTCTTCAACCCATTATTAGATTCGAGTATAATCTCTTGATATTCGGCAGAGTCTCTTGCTGACATTTATGCTAGTGCAGTAAATTGCATTTTTTCGTGTGTATTATTTACCATAGCAACAGGCATGTTAAAACTTCCTTGCTGTGGTGGAGGTGATTTTCTCTCCACAATCTTTGTCTTTGTTGTATTTAAGACTAACAAATTCGTTGGCATTTCTGGAGCAGATGCAAGCAATGTAGTTGCTCTAGCAGCATTAGGTCTAGTTGCTGAATTGAATGATACCTTTTGTGCTGCTGGTGATTCTTGTGACTGTGATTGTGATGAAGACCCTCTAAGACTTTTATAGACTCTAAGAATTTTATCGCCATGAGATTTTGCAGTTGTTCCTAATTGGTCTGCAGAATTTGGATAATCTCCCCCAGATAAATGATATACTCCAAACTTTTGAACCAAAAAGTCTTCAGTTGCATTTGGATATTTTCTTTTAATTTGAGTTAGCGTATTTGTTACATGATTCTTAAATATCTTATCTTGACCCGACTGTCCGAGAATATCTCTCATTTTTTCTGCTGCTCTTCTACCAGCAGCACCACCCCTTTCTGTATCTCTAAACAAATCTCTAATTTGAGACTCAGATATTCCTTGTGATTTTCCTCTAACTAAAACTTCTCCCCTAACATCAGACCTATAGGTCATAAATTGATATCTTCCAAGACCATATCCCTTTTCACGACCACCAAGATTAACATATTGTCCGATAGAACTATATGCACCTTCTGCTGCCCCTGTAGCAGTTGCTAACTTTGCTACATCGACACCATAGGCAGTTCCCATAGGTCCAGCTGGACCACTTGGAGTGGATGTAGTTGTGGATGTTTCTGTCTCTGTTTCCTCAGTCTCAACTCCAAGCATTTCTTTGAATTTGTCCAACCCAGGTATGTCAAACATTTTCATATCCAGGTCAAAATACTCCATCAATTTTTCAGGAGTATCAATACTAGTAAACCTTCTTATAAATTGACTGACACTATTCTGGAGTCTCTGGAAAGAAGTTTGTAACTTATCTAGAGTATTATCAAAGAATTCTTTTGTATTTCCAAAACTAAATGTTGAGATGCTATTGAATATTTCACCAAACTTATCAGGTAGTCCAATAAAGAAGTTAGAAACCCCACCAACAAAGTCTTGAAGTATTCCAAAATACTTCTGCATTCTCTGGGTCAAATCTTCAGCAAGTTTTATAATCTTAGGAAGATTTAATACTGCCCAACCAATAAGGACAGTCCCCAAATAGTCAAGGATTCTACCCAAGAATCCTTTGGTGCTATTCATTACAACTTTGCCAGTTCTTTTGACCGCTCCAACAATACTTCCTGCCTCAATAATATCTTCCTTCTCTCTTCTCAATGTCGCCTCTCTTCTTCTACGAAATAAGGTAGATGCAAGTGATAATGACTTTCTCTTATCTCTATTACTTTCTAACAATGACTTCGATATTGATGCAGAAGAAGTCTGTGCTCTTCTTACACTCTCACTGAGAGATGATGCAGATTTATTGATTCTTCTCAGATTGAGAGATGACCCTAATGCTAGCGTAGAATTTGCCATACTATCCTACCACATTGTATTGTATTTGTGAATACATCAAGTAGAAATTATCTGGATTTGAGCTTGTAATTAATGGTAAGTAAGTGGACTCACCCAATACTGCTGGAATGTCTTGCTGGGTGCCTTCAGTACCGCCATCAAGGTTTACTACATTAACACTTGGTTTAGCATTATTCTTAGCACTCTGTGTCAAAGACTGAAATAATGTATCTTTTGTCAATCCAAGTTGAGGTACAAATCTCTCAGCAGTAGGTTGTATCTGCTGATATGCCATGTTTGCTAAGAATGGCAGTCCAATACTAGCAGCAAGACCATATGGACCAGTCATTCCAAGTAATCTTGGTGCTAATGCCAATGCACCAGCAGTCAATGATTCTCCAAGACTACCTCCAGTAAAGAAGTTAATAATCGCTGCAAGTGGTGCAGCAATTCTTGGTGCTCTTCCACCACCCCTTGGAGCAGCTGCTGGTCTTGGTTGACTCATAGCTGCAGCAGTACCAGCAGCTATAGGTGCTGCCTGTTGTGCTATTGGACCTGCTGCTCCTGTGACAGCTCTTCCAATATTAGGTAATGTAATAGCACCTATTGCAGAAGCAAATTTTCCAAATACTCCCTTAATCACACCCAACATCGCAGTGATGGGTCTCATGATAATGTTTCTAGCAGCAAGTCTTGTAATCAGACCTGTTACTCTGAGTAGTGTGGATGCTACTACACCAAATCCACCATTAATGCCAAGAAATATACCACCAACAATTCCAAGGTCTTTGACAATCTTGTCACCAAGATTCTTGAGACTCAGTTGTCCATTCTCAGACAAATCTGATACAGACTTCAGTATTCCATTGAGTAAGAATCCTCCCAACAGAATGTTGAAGAAACGACCAAGATTAAACAGAGTGCCTTGTGCTTTTGCTCCTATCTTCTGGAGTGGTGCTGTAAGTGCTGCTTGTATCTTTGTCTCAACTTGACTTTCTTTTCCTTCTCTTATCTGTCTTTCTGCTAATATCTTTTCTTGTCTTGCTTTCTGCTGCTCTCTCAAATTATCAATTACAGATGTCTCTTTAATCTGTGCAGTAATACCTTGAAGTGATACTGATAAGACACTGACTTGCTCTGCAATTCTAGTCAGAGAATTATTTACATTTAAGAGGGCAAGTTGATTCTGTCTAAGCGCAACGGTAGTATCCGCACTGTCTGTCTGTCTGACTCTCTCTTGTGGAGTGCGACCTAAAAAGGTATATGGTGATATTCTGCCTCTTATTGGCTCAGCCATTTAGTTCTGCTTGCCTCTGTTTTAAATTCTCTTCTTCAATGAATTGTTGGAGCAGAGTAAGATAAACTTCTCTTTCCCAAGGTATCATATTTTCAAGTTCTGTCAAAGAGTATTTATGGTGTTGCATCAAGGCAAAATTCACTTTGAAGTATGACTCAAGATCCTCATGAGCCATACTCACCCGAAAAAAGCAGTCAGACCCTCCAAGACGATATCACTCTCAACACCAGTCTTTGGATTAGTCACAGTAACTGTATGTGACAACTTAGGCATCGTCTCGAAGAAAGTCTCAATCTCTTTGAATTGTTTAGAGCTCAACTGCTCAAGAAACTGCTTCAACTCTTTCTTTGTGCAGTCAGCAGCAGACCAGGATTCTTCTTCAGAATATACCTGCTCAACACAAGAAGAAATCAAATCAAAAGTGTTGTCAACAGTAATCTCTTGACCACTGAAGTTATTCTTGATGAATTCATCAATAGATGGATACTTCATACGAAGCACCAACTCATCATCGAGTTTGATATCTCTGCTGTGATTCTTACCTTTCTGTACTTTAATCTCGTCCAGACTAATCACAGTTGGGACTTGTGTCTCTCCATCATCAGGGCAGGTCACCATAACCTCTACCTCTTCACCAACAGACTTGCCTCTGATATTGAGGAAGAGATACTCAATATCAAATGTAGACAGTTGGTCTACCTTAATGCCACGAGTGATAATGCAACTAGAGATAACTTCCTTGATTGCATTTGTAATCTGCTTCTCATCTTCACTTTCCATAGCGATGATGAGAATTTTTTCTTCCTTGACTAGAAATGGTCTATACTTAACTTTCTTTCCAGTCGAAGGCAATTCCAACTCATATGTTGGCGTAGAGATTTTTGGTAAAGGCATAACGACCCAAAGATTTCAGATGTGATTATTTATCCTGTTGTGGTGAAAGGTGAATTTAGAGGATCACTTGCTGGGAAAATAGTAGTTCCTTGAATTTGTGGATCGGCAGTTGGCTCAGTCACATTAAGTGATGCATTTTGAATAATTCCATTCTGTTTATTATTATCAACACCTCTACGAAGTGAGTAACTATCAAACTTACCAGCAATGTATCTATCGAAACTGAAGGTAGCAGTTGCCTTCAACACCTCAGAGCTTTCATATTTGACAGTTGTCGAAGACAAGTCAATAGGAAACATTCCATAGAAAGTATATTCTATCTCTTCCTTATAGTCTCTGTCAAACTTGATAATCTTAGATTGTGTTGCTTTGTAATCACTTGGATATTCCATTCGATAGTAATATCCAGGACCACTTTGACTTTGACCAGAACCATTACCAATAAATTCCATCCAGTGGTCTAAGAACTTCAGAGTCTTATACTCTTTGTCAACATAGAATTCTAGTTGAATCTGAGTAAACAACCTACTATGTGCCATCTTCTCAGAGACACCCATAAAGTTACCAACAATGTCAGCAGTTGCCAGTCTACTTCCAGGAAGCACTGCATTATAACAAAGAAGACCAGAGGTTTCAGTAATAAATCTATATCCAACTCCACGCACATTCAGGTGCTGTCTCAGTGGTGTAGGAAGTCCAGCAAATATCAACTGGTAGTGTGATGTTTGCGCTAAATTGGTTAGCGTTGGTTTGAAATCAGATATTTTACGGGGTCTTACCACTCTAAATACCTTATACGAGTCTTATATTATTAAGTATTTAGATGGCATATAAAGGTAAATATCAACCTTCCAACCCAAAGAAATACAAAGGTGACCCAACCAATATCATTTACCGCTCTCTCTGGGAGCGTAAGTTTATGAGATATTGTGACCTGAATGAGAATATATTAGAGTGGCAATCAGAAGAATTCTGTATTCCTTATCGCTCACCAATAGATAATAGAATTCATAGGTATTTCCCAGACTTCTTTATCAAGTATAGAGATACTGATGGAAGGATTAAATCCTCCTTGATTGAAGTAAAACCTTTGAGACAAACTACACCTCCACCAAAACCAAAGAGACAAACTCAAGGTTATATTCGTGAGGCATATGAGTATGCTAGAAACCAGGCGAAGTGGGAAGCAGCAAAAGAATGGTGTCTTGATAGAGGTTATGAGTTTAGAGTCTTTACAGAGAAAGAACTCGGTATTAAGTAATGCCAAGAAAAACCGTCAAAGAACAAAAACAAAAAAGACCTACAGATACTGACACTAATCGTAATCGTATTCGTGAAATATCTGATAGTGTCATTGGGACTAAAGAC